CTAATCAAAATAATATCATTACCCAACTCCTTCAGGTTCATAAAGATTTTAAAAACGCCAGCTTTGTTAGAAAAAGAGTCTCCGTCAAATTCATTGACGATGAGAACTTCGAGGGCGGCAACCCTTTTGGGGAAGCCGATCCTAAAGCGGAATTGACAAATGAAACGTGGTTAATGGGTAGAAAAACTCAAGAGTCTAGATTGCTTGTAGAGTTCGAGCTAAATTCCCCCTTAGATCTTGAGAGTTCTAGCATCAATTCTCGTAGTGTCGTTTCTAAATTCTGCCCTTGGCAATATCGAGGAGAGGGTTGTAGGTATCAAGGTCTACCTATAGCAAGAAGTGATGGCGAAAATTTCCAAAGTCTCGACGGAGTTGGGGTATCGCCTAATTACTCTCCACTAAATGGTTCTGCAGTGTCGTTTCTTAACGACTCTTCTATTATATGGGACGAATTAGCACTATATAATAAAGGCTCTGTAGTAATAATAGAAAGCCCTACTATTTTCTTAGCTAACTCTAATCCGAATATACAGGGGGAACCATTAAAAACAGTATACGTCTCTGTTCAAAACAATAATATAGGACAATCACCAGAAGGTAATCCTAGCTTCTGGCAAAGAGATGGGTGTACTAAAAAACTTTCTGCATGTCAACAAAGATTTAATGGGATTAGTTCTATAGGATTCGCAGAAGGGCAAAACCTCAACAAAAGCTTTAACGCCATCCAGATTTCTGGTATGCAGAGCAAGGAAACTTCATTCATCCCAGATCATACAGGACTATTTCACACTACCGCCCCAGAATTAACAGGTCAGCTAACTGGGGAATTTACTATTATGGGTTGGGTTAATATCAATCAAAATAGCCCAATAGGAGCAGGGATATTAAGTACTTCGCCTTCAGATGACGATTCTTGGCCAAATACTCAATGGTTAAATATAAACGCCACTACCATTCCTAATAGTCCAAGAGGTCTCAGGACTAATCAGATCGCGGCTAATTATATGAGTGAGATAGGTAGCGATTCACCCACAGCTTCAGGGAGTAGTTATAAGACTATAACCCTGAACGAACAGCAAGGATGTGGGAGCGCAAGGGAGTGGGTGCAATATGTCGTAACGAATAGCAATGTAGCATCTCTTACGCAAGACGAAACAGCGGAAGATAAAAAAACATTGATTAAGTTTTATGTAAACGGGATAAGCGAATCGACCCCTGATGAAAATCTTGAAGGAAATTTCGCTAGCTTAAACAAAAGAAAAGCTATGAGTTGGAGTACTTACCCCAATGAAAAAGCTCTACCCCAAACATTTATGTTGGGTGCTGTTGAATATTGGAGTAAGCAACATTCATACTACCCCAACTCCCCCACTCCCTATTACACTACCTCAATGAATGGAGCGCTTGGTCCTTGGGCTGTATGGAATAGACCTTTGAACGATGAAGAGATAAATTATCTTTATAAAAGGATACCAACTCCAAATAGGGTTTTAAATCCTTTAGATTTTGTCCCGCGAAATTACAGTGAATGCACTGGGAGCTTTGGGACGATAACTGGCAGCGGCGATGGATCACTTTCTTACGGGAAAGATAGCTTAGTCGCTTGGTGGGACGCTTCAACAGGGTTGATCCCGACGACAAGTACTATCGGGATGCTGGATATCCACACGGGAGATATTCATTTGACTGGCAGTGGAGAATTTGCAGGTATTCTCCAAGGTTATAAAGAAGTCCCATTAACTCTCCTCTCAAACCCTACACCAGAATTTCCTAACTTTGGGGGTTTTCCTGGAACTGATGGATTTAGCTATGCAAGAAATACACAATTGTAAAGGGGAAATAACAGCCCTGCATAAAATAAAAGAAATGTCTCATGAGCATTTTAAACAGGAAATCTGTGGATTTTTAGGTTATGATCATGAAAAAAAAGAATTTATAATTCAAAAAGAGGACAATATCGCAGCAAACCCTCGATCACATTTCCTAATAAATCCTCTGAGCTATTTATTGTTTAAAGATTCTTATAGTATGATAGCAGTTTTTCATAGTCATATCGTAGGGGATGAAACAGAATCTGAATTTGATGTGAAAATGTCAGACAATTGTTGCCAGCCATTTTTGATATACAGCCTTAACACAAAAAAAATAAATATTTATACGCCCGAAACTATAGAATCTGATGTAAATATACTGGAAAGGATAAAGGCTGTAAAATGACAATAGTAAATATACATGGAATTCTAGCGCGAGAGTATGGTAGCTCATTCACATTAAGCCTACCTAACCCAAAAGATGTTTTGGAAGCTATAGATTGTAATAAACAGGGATTTTTACAACGATTAGTAGAGTTACAAAGAGAGGGTCTTTGTTATGACCTAATCATAAATAAAACAAGAATCACTAATGGCTCAGATATGGAGAATATGTTAAACCCTTCTACTATAGATCTTGTCCCAGCCATCTCAGGTAGCGGACTCGCCATAGGAGCAATTTTTACATTTTTAGGATCAGGCACTTTTATGGCTTATATAGCTAATGCGATCATTTTCGCCGCTATTAGTTACGCTCTGACACCCAAACCCGAAAACGAAGCTCTAGAAATATCGTCTAATGCATCGAAAAGCTCTCTGATCTTTAGCAATGTCGCGAACATAGCAAGCCAAGGGTCGCCAGTTCCGATAGGATATGGGCGCTTACGGGTTGGCTCACAAGTCATACAAGCTACAATAAAATCTTATCCACAATACCTACCCCCCCAAGAAGCTTTACAGGGTAGTGAAAGTAACCCGATCTTTATAGGCAATAGAGCATTATGAGACATCTTCTTAAAAAGCTGAGCATCGCAGGAGCGGGAGGTAAAGGTAGCAAACCTAAGCCTCCTATTTATAAACCCCCTGTTATGGGACAACTCCAATATGGAGCTTCTCACAGTTATGCAGAGACATTAGATTTAATAAGCGATGGGCCTATCGAAGGCGTTGTTAATTCGCATGGAGAATTAGTGGATGGTTTGAATATATTACAAGGTATTTATTTAGATGATACACCCGTAGCTGTAACTAGCCAATCTGCGAAAAAAACTAATAATCTAACGTCTCTAGAAATCGACACCGCTAATTCTTTTAATTTAGAATTAAACAATCTAGAAGGAGCCACGTATTTAAGTAAATTTTTTCAAGAATTAGGAGAAGTAACTAATAGGAGTAGCGGCGGCAGAATAACGTCTTTAGAATCCGATACAGCTGGAGGAACAGAGTTTTTTGAGAGTGAATCGTGGCCTGATGTCAGCATGGTCTTTTTAAGATCAATGACGAGTATGCAGAAAAGTCTTGCTAAAGCCGAACGATGGTGGAACAGGCAGGATATTACTCTTCGTCCACTTATTTTACCAAAAAGGAGGACAGAGTATGCTCTTTTTATCAGAGGTTTTATTGAATATAGAGGACCGTCTTTAGCGCAAACATTTCCTTTATATCTTAACGAGACACTACAATTAACAGACAGTGATTCAAATGCAGCTTACAGGAATAATGCTGAACCAAAAGGAGGAGTTAAAGATGGCAGTTTAATATGGGGAGATGATACCCTAGAATTATCTAAATTTTTATTCGCTTTTAATCCTATAGATTCTTCTCGCTCCATAGGGGAGAAATTATTCGCTAATAACACGATAGTTCTTAATGAATTAATACAGGAAGATCTTCTTGCTATTTTAGCGTTATATACTGACAATAATATAGATACAGGGAACAAATTACAAAAACAACTGGCTGATAAAGCTCTAAGAAACATAGGTTGGACAGGAGGAAATACGAGCGCCCTCTTACCTAAGCACCTAAAGGAGGCATCAGGAGGGATAGCTATATGCAAGGTAACTTCCTCAAACCCTCAGTTGGAAACCAACCAAATATTAGATGGCGACACCTTAATGGGGATGGAAACTTTACCTTATGGGTCTGAATATGGTTTTAACCTTATAGCTCGTATGGAAAATTCAGGTATAACGGTTACTGATGTTACTTGCCCTGTAATTTTAGATACTGGAGTTTTAACTGGAGAAGTGAAGGGGTTCTTGATTTTTGAATTCCCTATAGAAAATGACTCTTTTTCGAATTGGGCGCATGTTGGCGCACATAGAGAAACATATGGATTGAATCAGACGTTCAAAATACCCGATGATATTATCGGTGCGTTAAAAGATTTAAATTCTTTTAGATACGCAAAAAGGGTTAATAATACTATTCTCGCAAATAAATTAAAATTTAATTATAGTAATATTTTAGCCGAGATCCGTAAAGGTGAAGAGAGTCAGTCTCCTTTTAATAATTTTAAAAAGATCTTTATTGATCACCCATATAATAGGGAACTATTTGGGCCTTTTACAAACACTTATGGTTCGACGTATCTATCTGATGGGGTAAGCGAGGTATCAACCAATACTCCTCAACGCATCAAAGCTAATAAAGAGATGCTATTAAGAGGAGGCGTACTTGGGCAAACAGCCAGCAACTTTAACCTCAGTTTAAATAAAGGTCTGCCTATTAATGAAGGAAGTGATGATAAGAGGCCAATTGGCAGTTTTTGGGAACCCAACAAAAATACTGATTATTCATCTTGGGCAAAAAGCTCTCTAGCTGATTTTAATGAAGAACCTATCCCAGTAGTACATATAGTCTATAACCCTAATGTAGAAGAAGTCTTTATAACTTTAGACGTTTCTTCTCTAAAAGATACCCTTATTGGAGAAGTCAGGAACGCATTAACTGGCAGAGACGGTAAAAAGGCAGATTTAAGTATAGGCACGACTTTCCCTACCGTGTTGAATATAAGCGTAGAGACTGGCTCTGTTGGCAATAAGAGCAATTGTTCGGAAGGGCAAATACCATTTAAAACTTATACCTTCAGAATAGTAGCCCTAATAGAAGGAAACACTTTGATTGACATCGGCAATCCTGATTATAAAGGATCTAGCGGTAGAGAGTTTATTGTAGAACTAAATAGTACAGATGAAGATCTAAGTTATCTTTCGCGGCCTTTTCAGTTACCTCCTAATAAGACTCAACAGAGTAGTGTCTTTACGTCTGATGGCGAACGAGTTGCAGAAACTGGCGTTATTGACGAAATGCAGACGCAAAATAGATATGTAAAAATAACAAAACTTTCTTATGAAACCAATTCTGTTCTATTAGATAAAGTCGTCTCAGTTAATAAAGTCACAGAAATCATAAACGCAAATCTCCCCTACCCGTTCTCTGCTATAGTGGGTACTAAATTAGATTCTAGATCTTTTAGCAGTATTCCTAAAAGGAGTTATGATTGCAAACTTAAAAAAGTAAAAATCCCCAATAACTATTTCCCCTCTAATAACGGAATAGATAAAAGGTATTATGATACCGAAGAAGAGTTCGATGATGCTAGCCAAAAAAATAAATTAATTTACAAAGGGGATTGGAATGGTTTATTCCATGACACTCTACAATGGACAGATAACCCTGCATGGATACTGTATGATCTATTAACTAATAGTAGATATGGTATGGGTTCGCATATCAATATTGATCAAATCAATAAATGGCAACTCTATAAAATAGGTAGATTTTGTGATAATGTAGATAATGAGGGTTACTTCTTAGGAGTTACAGACGGTAAAGGAGGAAAGGAACCCCGTTTCTCTTGTAATATAGTCTTCGACCAAGGACAGAAAATATTTGACGCTATAAACACTATCGCCGCCCTCTTCAGAGGGAGAACTTTCTTTAGTAATTCTGAGATTAATTTTGTAGATGATAGACCTAGAGACGCAATTAATTTTTTTACTAACGAAAGCGTTAAGGATGGTTTGTTTTTCTACTCTAACAACAGAAGAGACGAACAATTCAATACTATAGAAATAGGATATAAAGATAGATTTAATAACTATGAGCCTAAAATAGAAGTCGTTGAAGACGAAGAGGACATAAAAGAGCGTGGCATTTTCAAGAAACGTATAGATGGTATAGGAATAACCTCTAGAGCTATGGCTCGTAGAGCCGCTGAACATCAAATCTTTTCTAAAATAAAAGAAAACCAACAAGTGGCTTTCACTGCAGGTTTAGAGACTCTCTTATGTAAACCTGGAGATCTAGTTATAATAGAAGACGAATTAAAAACAAACATAACTAATTTCGGCAAAGTCTTAGATGTCAATTTAGAAGACGAAACAATTAGGCTTAGCAATAATTTCTCTTCTACGACGACCACTGGAGTTCTAACTGTTTATAATCCTACTGGGATAGATGGTATAGACGAATTAGATACTATAGCCGATAAAGTCAGACAAAGATATGATAGCTTTACTATCACAGGTTTAGCTTCGGATTCTTGGAATCGTTTTACTGGAGATTATAATTTCTCAAGTTATACTGAGGGGTATACTGGGATTAACGAAGGAGAGACTAGATATTCCGACTACGCTTCTTATACGGGGATCTCTGGCACAAACGTATATTTTGAGACAGGTGTAACTGGTTGGGTTTTAGGTTCTGGAAATGCTATGTCTTTAGAATCTGGCGATTTTATTGCTGAACTAACGGGCGCTCAAAGCCTCCTATCATTTAATATAGGGAGAATAGCGGCACTTGATATGACTTCGAGTGATAAAAGGGGAACCCCTGTGACTCCATTTTCTGGTTTTGATTTAAGCAGTTTTCAAAACTATACTCGCGGTGTAACTAATCATGAGCTATCTGCTATAGCGCCCGAACAAATAACAGAAATCAGTGTCACTGGTATAGTGACTAATCTAGACTATGGCTGTTTGATCTCAGGCTTTAATAGACCAGAGATATTGCCATTAGTAAAATTAGGGAGTGCGGCTAAATTCCAAATTAAAGATGCTAGCCCCTTCTTTTATAAAGTTATCTCTATGAAAGAAGAGAACCCCAATGAGTATCTTGTGACTGCCACAAAATACGACACTGGTAAATTTAATTTGATTGATGAAAATATTAGTATAGAATATGAAGCTAATACTTATAGTTATCAAGTCGCTCAGACAATCAACGGAGTAACATATGAAACTCTAGACGCTCCTACATTCGTGGGCAATGTAACAACTGGGATACCTAACGCTACAAATCAGACCTTTAATATAACAGCGAACTGGACTACTGTAGCGGACGTAACTGGTTATGGAGTAAAACTTACTTTGCCAAATGGCCAAATACTTTACACCGATACTAAAACTCCCGATATAAGCCTTTCTGGATTAAATCAAGTAGGAGTCTTTAATGTAGGTGTAAATGCATTAGGGAATATGGGTGGTGATGGCGGGAATGCATATTATGATTCTCCATATAGAAACACTGGGGTATTCATCCTCTACGAAGATGCGCTTGTTTACTCTAAATCATTTTTAAATAAAATTACTATTCTATAATGAACTACACGGGCTACTCAGTTTTAAAGGTCACTAAAGATGATGGAGCTTATGCTTATGGTCTAGATGCTTATTCGTTTGCCACGGGCGCGACAGGAGTTGGAGGATACCTTAATAGTTACGCTGGCTCTTCCATTAGTTTTATTCACGGTATAACTTCTGGAAATTATCCCCTACCCACTGGAGGCTTACAGCCTTCTGATTTTGTTTATACTGGGCAAGCTACCATCATAGGAAATACCACTCCAAATGGAGATATAAGAGGGGGAGCGACTGGTTTTAGAAAGTATGGATCTATATCGCCTTATTCTTTAGAGAAAAACACAGAATATTCTGGAGCTTTATACGCTGTATATACTTTATCTCCAAGTTCGATCCACTACCAAAAAATAGGTATAGGAACGACTATCTCACAAATAAATACATCAGGTTATT